TTAAATCGTATAAGATTTAAAACGGTATGTTTTAAATCTTTTTAGGTCAGATACCACTAACGTTTTTAAATGACACTCCTACGGAGTGTGCCATTTTAAATGTTCAGCGGTATAATATTATTTTGTATTAATGGTGTTGTAATAATATTGTTGTTGTTGTAATAATATTGTTGTTGTTGTAATAATATTGTTGTTGTTGTAATAATATTGTTGTTGTAATAATATTATTGTTGTAATGATAATGATGTAATTATAATATGATATTATATTGATACTCTATAATAATAATCTACAAATACCGTTTTATTCTTTATACTTAACGACATTTTTGTTGCTGAAATTTTCTCATATACAGCCGCTTTTGCTATCGTTTCCCAAGTATTTACAACCAATCCTGTTTTATTATCCACTCTTTCTACTTTTTTACCCGTTACTGATGTCATCTTTCTAATAAGCGGAGTATCTGTTTTTAATCCTATCCCCCAATACCCTTCATTTGATAATTTTAATTCTTGTACCCAAATTGTACCTTTTTGTGTATATTGACAAGAATTTAAATATTTCTTCAACTCTTCCATTTCCGATTCAGTCATTGAAATTCCTAATTTCTTCTTGTAATTTACATATTCTTGGTATAATTTTGTATTTAATATTCTATTGTTGGGAGAGAAATTACAGTTTTCAAATATAAATTGTTCTGTAATATCATTTATTAATCTCTTTTTATATTCAATTGGTTTCAACATTACTCCTTGAAACCCATGAACGACTTGGTTTTTATCTTGATTTTGTAATCTTGCTGCTATAAATCTCGTTTTTAAATATATGGTAAATCGTTCGTTGGTTTCTCTCGTTGGTTTTACTTTATTCCATATTCTAAATGATGCGAGTATTTCACAACTATCGACCTCCACATCTTTTCGTATAATACAACATGTTGAGATAAATTCATTAAATCGTTGAGTTAAATTATCATCTTCTAGTAATGGATTTTGTTGATGTGGTTGTGTTATTATTTGCGTTTCATTTTCAACTAGAGTAATTGATTTAAGTTGTTTCTCAACAGTTTCTCTCAACTCTATTAATTCTAATTCTTGTTTTTCATTTTTAATTTCTAAAATTCTTTTCTCATCCTTTAATTCTCTTACTTCATTTACCAATTCTCCGTTTTGATTAATAATTTTGTTATAATTTTCTATATTATATGTTGCTTCATGGATTATATCTTTAATATATTTGGTTAATCTTGGAATTGTAAAATTGGTTTCATCATAAGCTAAAATTTCTACTTTATTTTTTCCATTTACTTCAATACTACGAATATGGTTTTTAATTTTTGGGTTATTTTTAATAAGATTTTCTATTTCTACTTTATTTTGAACTCTAAATGCTCCAACCAAAATAAAATTATTATATTTTTTATGATGATCTAAAACTCTTGTATTTAAATCATTTGTATGACCGAATTTAATTAAATTCTCTCCTTTTTCATTTGTATTTTCAATTGTTCCAAAATATATACATTCAGTATTGAGTGGAAATTGAATAATAATTGCTTGTTCAACCGCTCGTTGTTTTTCTTTTTTTGAACTTGATATTATTTTTTCTTTTTCTTGTTCTTTTTGCTCCAATTGTTGGTCTTTTTGTTCTAACTGGAGTTTTAATTCGTCAGTTTCTTCTTCAAGTGTTTCTTGTAATATTTCTTCCATTTTTATATAATATTCGTGAATTTCACCTGCTTTTTTTGTTTGAGATTTTAAACATAACGACTTGAAACATCTTACATTTAACATTATTTTTTTAATATTTTGACCACCATTTTTTTGCTTACCCAAATTGGTAAGCGATGGTTCATTTTCTAAAACCGCTTCACCCAATTGTGAAACGGTTTCTTTATATAAAATCGCTTTGTTTGCAGACAAAGCAAGATTTTGCTTATGCGTTTGCGTAAGCAAATTTTCATTTTCTAAAACCGCTTTCCCTGTCGGAAAAGCGGTTTTTTTATAGTCCATATCAATAACAAAATTTTTTTCTAATAATGATAATGCTTTTACTTTTTGATTAAATCCCAACCATTTCCATATATCATCCATATCAACTATAAAATCCATATTTTTATCATAATTCAGGTAGCAATAAAAACTACTTACAAATAATTGTTGTTCGTATCCGGTAAAATTTTCTTTAATTTTATTTAATAATTTACTATTATATGAATTTGACAGCTTTGAAAGTGGGTTATTCTCAATAAGTTCAACGATATTCAATTCTTGCATGTTATTATAATATATATTGAGTTCTCTTTAAGTTCTTATTTCCGTTTATATATTTAAAAGCGGATTTTATAAAAGCGGATTATATATTATAAGCAATATTTATAAAATCAAAATTATCATTTATTTTTTGTGTTTAAATGTTTGATTATCCAAATTGATAAGCGATATTTCCTCTTTTAAAATAATTACCATTTAGTTTTTTTAACCGAAATTTTAGGGTTATTACCCTTTTTAGCTTTGGGGTCATATTGTTCTTCTTCATCATCGCTTCCAATGTCTTTACTTAATAACCAAAACTCTTTAGAACCCAATTTGAAGTTTTGATGGTCATCAGCTCTATACCAAAAAACTTGGTCTTGTAATTTATTGGATTTTGTAGTGTTATTTATAACTAAACATTCATAATTTTCAGTACATTGGTCAAGTATTTGAGAGAAACTGTCGTAAGATGGGAACATTCCGGCATAATTTTCGTATATTCTCTTGCGATTTGATATATATGGTTCTCTCAAGATAAAAACGTAATCTATATTGGTGCGAAGCGTCGGGGGGACGCCCAATGGATATTGCATTGTAATGACTAGCATTACCTTCCAATGTCTGCCGTTAAGAAAGAGGAGTCTCATGAGTTTATCTCTAGCCCAAGTGTTATCATAAAGGCAGTCATCAAGAATAACAAATGTTCTTGGATCTATTGTGCTTTTTTTGAATGATTCCATTTCTCTCTTGATTTGTTTAAGGACTTGTTTTTGTCTTTTGAGAATATTTTCAATGATGGCAGAATTGTATTCATTATGAATAAATAATTTGGGAACAAGTTTTCCATAAAATCCGTTACCTTCTTCAGTTCCAGATATGACAACACCAATAGGAATATCTTGATGATAATATAGAAGATCTTTGACTAAGAAAGTTTTACCCGTTCCTCTTTTTCCGATGAGCATAATTACTGGTCCAGTAGATTCTGTGGGTTTAAAAGTGATGGATTTCATATCAAATTTTTTTAATTCAAGAGACATATAATATATTATTTATTTTTTTTAAATAAATAATAAACCCCTAAATTATTGAATATCTCTCTCATAATAAAAATAAAAATTGATTTAATTTAATTGAATTATGATTAATATATTATATTACAAAATGATGATGAATGAAATTAAAGTAATTTCTCCAAATAAAATTGCGATTGAAGATAATAAATTTATTTATGCGGATCCATGTTATGTGGAACCGACAATAATAACAATAGAAGGTGAAAGAATGGCACAGGATATAGCATTGGATAATAATATTAGAATACAACGTAATGTAAAATGTTGTTTTATTAGTGTTTTTATGATGTGTTGTTTTCCAATAATAATATGTGATTTATATTACGCAAATACCTATGGAAATTGTCTTTCACAAACAACAGTTACAATGGAAATATCAATGTATGAATATTTAATAGTTAACAGTATTTATGGTATAATATCTTTATTAATGACTATTATTACAATATCATTTGTTGATGCACAAACTACGAATATTACTGATAGTTATTTATTTAAAATGATTGGAAAAATCAATATGGCTTTTAATATAATGTGGACTTGTATTGGATCAGTAATATTTTGGGCATATTTAAATAAACGAGAATGTTCCAATGATGTGGATAATTATTTAAAAATTAGTTTAATTATAAAAATAATTATAATGTTTATTCAAATAATTACAAATTCATGTAATAAATAAATTTATATAAATAAATATTTTATAAATATCTTTGTGTATAATTATTTCTCTTTGTTGTTTTCTTATTGCGTTTATTTTTTCGTGATTTTCTTGATTTTCTTGATTTTTTTGATTTTCTTGATTTTTTTGATTTTTTTGATTTTTTTGATTTTTTACCCCCATTAAACATATCATCATCCATTTCAGGAATAATGGTATTTTCAGGTATTGAATAATTTTTAATTGGAATCTTTGAAGTGGGAACGGAAGGAAAATTATAATCCATTGGAATATTGGATTTTATAACAGATTGTTTATTAATTAAATTAGCAAATTCATTTTGTCGATCTTTACCAGCTTTAATTTTTTTTTTCATTATTCAACCTTTCAACTTCTTGATCATCTTTTATATTATTTTCAATTCTTTTTTGTCGTTCTGAAGCAGCCGCTTTCATTCTTGCTTCTCTAGGATCCGGTTTCATAATATTTAATATTTTAAGCTTTTCAAAATCTTTAGATGTCATAACATCGGGATTTATAAGACTTAATTTAGTCGAAAACATATCAATATATATATTAAGATATTATAAGTTAAAAATAAATATAATTTATATATATTTAACTAAATATGAATTTAGTAAATTATGAAAAACGCAAGAATGGCGAGTTATTCAAAAGTTTAAAAAATAAATTGGATTGTATCACAATTCAAAATTATTTACCAGTTTATAACAAGTTTTTTAATT